TTAACGGTCTTTTTTTGGTTTCACGGCTGCTTTGACCACCGGCACAGAGTGGTCGTACAGCTGCCGCATGGCCTCGGTTACGTGGCCACCGGAGGCCTTGTCCTCGCTGTCGGTGATGCCTCGATGTTTCAGGCCGTGAAGTGCGAAGCGGCTCTCCCTGTCGATGATTCCCTCGGTCATGGCACGTCGGATCAGCCGCTGCCAGGCGCTGTCCAGAGCGGACTTGCTCAGGGGTGTTCCTGACTCCGTGACGATCAGGCGCCGCTGTTCCGGGTTGATCGGCGTGGGTCGGCCATGGGCGTCCATCCGCTCTTTCCTGTACGCCTGCAGCCACCTCACGGCGTCTCGCAGTTCCTTCGTCCACTTCGTGACGTTGTCGCGGGAACCCTTGCGGCGGTTGCTGCGGATGCCCTCACGTAGCACGTTGGCGTCGGTGAGCGTGTCCACCTCGATGCCGCGCAGGCGCACGGCATAGGCCAGCACCATGACGGCGGGAAGGTAGGGCGGGCAGCTGCCGGCGGTGTGGGCCTTGAGCGCGGCGCACGCGCGGGCATAGCGCAGCACGGCCTCGAACGAATCATGGTCAGGCATGCGTGCATCGCGTTTCTCGCGGACCTTGCGGATGCCGTCAGCGGGGTTGGCACCACAGTGACCGTGACGGATGCCCCAGGCGAACAGACGCCGCAAGTAGCTGGCCACGCGATTGGCTGCCGCCGGCGTCGGGATGATCGCCGGCAGCTTGCCGATGGCCGGTCGACCGGTGGCCATCGTCTCTACAACACGCTGCAGCACCGGCACCGACAGATGCTCCACGCGCTGCTGGCCAAGCCTGCGGCCGTCGCGCAGTAGATAGCCGCAGGCCTTCGCGGCGCAGTAGTCGTACCCCTGCTGCGACTTGGCAGAGAGGTCGAGGTACTCGCTCGCCTTCTTGAAGATCTCCGTCAGGTGATCGAGCGAGCCGCGCACGCTGCCACCGCCGCGGCCTTCCATGATGGCGTGAAGGTCCGACAGCCTGGCCTTTCCGTTGGCCACCGTGCTCTTGATCCGGCCGACCCCCTCGGGATGGTGATCCAGCACATACCAGCGGCCATCCTCCCAATACAGGCCGCGCGGCAGCGATCCCTGGTCGATGTGACCAGGGATCTCCGGGTTGAACTTCCTTTTCCTACCGCGTGTCATCAAACCAGGTCCAGCAGTTTCATTTCGAGGGACTGTGCCGATGCTGCCGGCAGGCCCAGGGCGACGTTGACTGCATCGGTAGTGGTCCAGATGCGGCCTCGACGGTCGTACTTATACAGAATCCCTTGATCCCCCGCCCACCGCTCCACCGTTGCTGGTGTGGGGGGCGGGCCATCAGGGGCGCAGATCCGTTGGAGATCGGTGAAGTGCAGGATCTGCGCCACATCTATCCTCTCGATCCAGCGAACAGCGCCATCTGCACCACGTTGCTTGGCCGCGCCTCATCGGCAGCGACGGCAATGGGATGCAGGCTGTGCTGCTTGTGCCAGTTGGCCCAGGCCAAGTCGAAGGTCGGATGCTTCGCTGTGCGGCTGCAGCGGCATTCGATGAAGTGGCCACCACGCGCCTCGATCCGCCGGCAGTCGATGATGTATCTGGCCGGGTGACCGTTGGGGCACGCCGACAGCGGGCGCGGCGGATCCTTCTGTTGCTGGGTCACTGGCGCACCTCCCCGGGAAGAGCTATAGCGATGGCAACGTCGCGCACCCAGATCGGAGTACTCGACAGGGCGAAGGTCTGCCCGGTCCATGCCAGCAGCAGAGTGCGGCCGATCTCGCGGAATGTGGCGCGCGCAGCACCGATGTCCGGGCGTGCCTGATTGAATCCACGCGCACCTGCGCCAAGGCCAGCGAACAGCCCGGCATGACGAATTTCAAAGACCTCAGCCATGGTCGACGCCCTCCTCGACGCAACGGGCAGCGGCAGCCAAGTGCTCGATGGTGTCCGAGTCAATCCGGTGCAATGCCTGTGCGATGGTGTAGCCCATATCGGCCAGCCAGTCGTGGCGGTTCAACACCAGGGCGGCGGTCAATGATTCTCCGGTCGAGAGCGGCCCGGTATCACCCATCCGCTTGGCGGACAGCGCGACCTGAATTACACGGTCGAGGTTCATGCCTTCTCTCCTTCTGCCCGCTGAACATAGGGGTGCTCGGTCCGGGGGGACGCTTTGAACTTGTCGACTACACGAACAACCCAGGTCTTTCCGCCGTACTCGCCCTGGCCTCCCTTCGTGCGGTTGAACGTCGAACCGGCGCGGCGCACGGCCATGCGGGTGCGGCGGCGGATCTGCTGCGGGATCTGGCCCACGGCCGTGCCGCTGTGGCGCTGGCGAGCCGGGCGGGTGGTCCACAGCTTGTGCAGGGCCGCGCCGCCGGCGGCGGGGGCGAGGCAGAGAAGAATCAGCTCAAGCATGGGCCATCCCCTCGCTGCCGGCACCGATCATGGCCAGTGCGCTGCCGATGGGCAGCAACTCGCTCCCGATCAGATCGGCGGCACGCTGCGCGTAGTCCTGGTCGAAGGCCAGGTACAGGTGACCGTGACGCTGCAGCCGGTCACCTCTGAACTGGACGTCTTCCAGACCTCTCACGTGCTGTAGGCCGAAGTGGGCGGCGATGGCCTCGATGTGGAAGCTATTTCCCGTCCCTTTGGGGCCGTAGACGACGCGGGACACCGCCCGGGCGGCCCGCTGCTGGTCGCGAATGGCAGTGGGCTTACCCATGGGCCACCTCCTGGGCGGCAGTGGCCACGGCGCTGTGGCTGGCCTTGGCGCTCGGCAGCATGTTGGCCACCGCGAAGGGGAAGGGCAGGCGGTCGGCCAGTGCGGCCAGCTCGGCGGAGATCCAATCGCCATCGACAGCGAATTCCTCGCAGCCCCCGCTCAGCACCCAGCCGGCCTTGCTACCCCGGCGGCGCTCGAGCACGCGCTGTGCAGTCTTATGGCCGCCCATATCCAGTTGGGCGGTGACGATCACCTGGTTGTGGGTGATGTGCATCGTCAGGGTTGCGCTGCAGCCGCTGGCGGGAGTGGGGGCAAATCCACACAGTCCGTCACCCGTGATAGCCTTCGCCCCTGGTCCGGTGCCGGAAACCTCCGTATTTGCCCTGGTGTGGTCGGTGTTGCTGATCATGTCGTGCATGGTTCTCTCCTGAACTTCGTTGGTGAATGGCCTTGGGGTAAGAGGTGGTGCTCTGCCCGCCGGGCCGCTTTTACGGTTACTTCTTGAACACCCAGCATCGAACCGCGATGCCCTTTCCTCCTTTCTCGCGTACGCGACTGTTCACTGTGTAGTTCGGTGCAATGAGTCGAGGGCAGCGCGCCAGCGCCCGGGTCAGTGATGCCCCCGGCGGCAATGGCCGCCCCAGCTTCTGGGCGACGTCCCTGACCTCGGGCAGACTCACCGCGAGGCGATCAGCCGTATGCGAGTGGTCGTGCAGCATCCCGGTTGCGATGGCTTCCTCGACCACGATCCAAAACGATGCAACGGTGGCGCTGGTCATGCCGGGCTTGTCCGGTGGCAGCACAGGAACCGGCAGGCCGAGCGCGTTGGACAGAAGCGCCGCCTGGTCAAACAGCGAATCCCGCTCTTCCTGCGTGCGAGCCGCATACAGGGCCACGACCGCGTCGAGGCGAACGGCGTGCAGCCGAGTCACATCAGGCTCGATGGCGAAGACGATGGGGGTATTGGTAGTGGACATCCGATCTCCGTTGGTCATTTCTGGAACACCCAGCACCGAACGGCTACGCCCGCTCCGGCCGTGTTGGTCTTGATGCAGCTGTTGACCGTGAGATTCGAGTCCACCAGCTTGTAGCGCCGCGAATCACGCAGATAGGCGCGTAGCAACTTGAGGTCTGGCACGGGCTGACTGTGGTATGCCGCCTTGGCCAGGAAGTCGTTGAGGTTGATCGCGATGTGCTGCGGATTCCGCGAGTGGTTGAGGACCGGGCGTTCCCCGTTGCCGGTGCTTTCCAGGTACTCATAGGTTTCCCAGAACTCATTGACCAAGGGATGGTCCGCGCTGATTGCCGACTGTCGCTCCAAGGCCATGGCCACCAGCTTCTGCCGGGTTTCCTCTACCATCTCCTTGGGGATGTCCACCACCAGGCGTAGGCCGTCGAGCAGCGCCAGCATCTGGGAGTGGTTCTTGATCAGGCGCTCCATGCGCAGATCCTTGTTCTCGCGAAGCTTGGCCTCGTAGAACCGTACCCGCTCGCCGAACTTTTCCAGCACCTGTGCTTCGGCACGCACGGCCTTAATCAGGAAGTAGCTCAGATCCTCGACCTGCAGGGCGTTGAGGTTGTCCGCCGCCTGGCGGCTCTCTGTGGTGGCGTGTGGCTTACGGAAGTGCAGCTTGACGATACGGGTCATGATCGCCTCGCTGGCATCCACTGCCGCGTTCTGGCTGATGACGATCGTTCCCCGGAAAGGCGGCTCGTAGGTCTCGTTACCGCCGTTGCGCACACCACGGGTGGCCAGCGTGCCGCCGCCGTAGTAGTCCTTCAATTCATCCCACTCAAACGACCTGGAGTGCGCCTTGTCGGGCGTATCGCGGTCGGCTTCCAGCAGCACCACAGGCATGCCCGAGGTCTGTCCCATCGCGCGAGCGCGGCCGGCCTTAGACGACTTAGCCGGATCGAAGCCTTCGTAATCGCTGCGCGCCAGCAGCTTCCACAGGAAGGTCAGCAGCGTGGTCTTGCCGGCACCGGCCTCACCAGTGGCCTCCAAGAACGGGAAGGACTTGTGCGTGCTGCGGATCTGGTTTGCGAACAGCGAGCCGAACCAGAACACCAGGGCGACCATGCCGTTGGTGTCAAAGCAGGTCCACAGCCACTGCAGCCATTCGGTGCGGTAGCTGTCATGGTCGCGCTGAATGTCCATGCGGATGGAGCGCTGGGTGGTCTTGATGCGCAGCTTCTTGAAGTCGAAGTAGTCCTCAGCATTGGCCTCGGCGATCTCGCCGTGGCGCACAGCCAGGTCGCCAAAGATGTACGCCTGGTGATCAGGGGTGTAGCCCACGAAATCGACCGTGTGGACCTCTTTGATGTTGTCCAGCTGAATTTTCATGATCTGCAGCAGCTGGCCGGCGGTGCCATCGAAGATGGCACCACGCGCAATGTGGCCCAGGCGGTCGCGGAACGACGGGGCGTTGAGTGCCTGCGACGAAGTGAACGTGCCGGTGGCTGCTGCGCCGTCGTGAGGGAATTCCACGCGGAAGTAGTACCAGGCGTCGTCGGTGACCTCGTTGCGCTGGTAGTACAGCGCCTTGGGATTGCAGTTGGCGATCTCGCGCACGTTGCAGCAGGCACGGCGGATCTTCTGGACCTGCTCTGGATCCAGTTCTTCCTCGACATCCTCCTTGCGTGTGGACTGCTCGCGACACAGTTTGTCGAACCGGCCCGGGTCGAACTCGAACCAATACATACGATTGCGGTGGTCCAGATGAAACTGTGTGCAGTTCTCGCGCTCGTAGATGATCAACCCCTTTTCCATGGCGGTCTTGGCCAGCAGCAGTGCGCCGTTGTGCAGGGCAAGGTCTACGTCTGCCTGCCAGAGTGCATCACCATCCTCCGCAGCCTGGGCGCGCAGGTGCAGGTCATTCCAGTCGGTCTTCTTGTCGCCAAGCTGCTCGATCTGCGCCGCTTTGCAGGTGAAGCCGAGCTTCTCGGCGCGGCGCACGTGCTTGACGGTATAGGCGCGGGCGCTCGGCTCGTTGTCCAGGCCCCATACCAAGGTGGGCAGGTCGTTGGGACGGGCATCGCGCAGTTCCTTGAGGGACAGCTCCGGATACGCATTGCTGGACATGGCCGCGACGGCGCAGACACCGCGCTGCAGCAGCGCGATAGCGTCGAAGATGCCCTCCACAATCCACACCTGACGCGCGGTGCGCAGCTGGTCCAGTGCGCCTGCCGCCCACCACACGCCGGCATAGCTCTCGCCGGGGGCGAAGCGGGCCTTCATCTTCCCGAATCGGTGAGGGCGGTCGATCAGCCGCTCCCACCAGCCGCCTTTGACCAGCGGGAATCGGACGGTGGCCGTGCCTTCGCGCTTCACGCGGTCGTAGTAGTCCTCCTGCGTATACAGGCCTTTCAGCGGCTTGATGTTGAAGCCGCGGCCCGTGTCCAGGTACGCATCAGCGGCAGCGTGCGGTGCCTCCTTCGTCTGCGGGTTGGACTTGGAATAGTCATCGAACAGGTCGTCGTACAGGTCGCGCACGCGCACTTCGTGACCGCACTTGGCCTGACGGCCGCAGCGCAGCACCCAGGGCTTCTCGTAGCTGGTGTACAGCTCCTTCTTGCTGCAGTGCGGGCACTTGCCGCCGCGCATATAGGGCGTGCCATTGCGGTGCTTGAGGCCATAGTCGCGCTCGATACGCGACAGGACCTGCTGGCGGATCTCTTCCTGCATGCCGAATCAGCCCTGTCGAGCCGCAGCAGCGGCGTGGTGGTGGTGCATGGTTCTCTCCTGGCATCCCCGGCGGCGGTGGTGCGCCGCTGGGGATGTGTGGTGCGGTCGGTCTAGAAGAAGCGGAGCGGCGGTGCGAGGTGGCGCATGGTTCTCTCCTGCCAGCCCAGGGCAGCGGTGGTGCGCTGCCTTGGGCTGTGTGTGCTATTCGTCCGTCGGCTTAGAGCGGGAGAGGATCCCGCGCAGGTCCTCAGAGATGTACTCGGCCACGGCATGGGTGTGGTCGGCCGTGATGCCCAGAACCTTGGCCGCTTCCGCCGGCAGCGCCGCCAGCAGCTCCACGGCGTAAGCGATGCGCCAGAGGCGGTCGTAGTCGTCGCCGGTGACGACCTGGCTGTACTCACCCTTTGTGGTCAGACCCTTGGGCAGCGGTGGACCCGGGTTACGGGCGGGAGGCGGCAGCGGGCCGCGATTGTCCTTGTCCATCAGTTCACTCCGTTCGGGGTGCTGCCGCCGTTGCGGAGCCATGTGAGGAATCGCTCGGCTTCGCCGGCAGCCAGCAGGTACACCATCGAGCCGCACTGCAGGCTGTGGGTCGCTGCAGAACGGATGGTGTCGCTGGTTTGCGCCGAAACGGTCAGCGGCGCACCGCTGGCGAGGTGTACCAGGGCGATGTACAGCATGTTCCTCTGGTCGAACGAGCAGCGCAGGACGGTGCCGGGCACCGACGTATCGAGTTCGATCACCGGCCGCAGTGCGGGGGGTGTGGCGGCCATCAGTGCGCCCCCTTCTGACCGGCAACGTCGCCGCTGCGTGCGTTTTGCTGGGCGATGTACGCCGCGAGGACGTCATCGAGTGTGATGGACAGCGCCGACTTGCCGGTGGCTTCCAGACGCACAATCAGCGCCTGGTAGTCGGCATGGGGCCATTCAAGGGTGTCGGCGATGAAGCCAAAAACGAGCGAGATCTGACGCGCGGAGCTTGCGCCGGGCGTGGAAGGGGCGTCATGCGCCATGGAGACGTCTCCTGTTGACGAGGTTCTGAACCTCGGCGAGACGTTCTTACGCGTCGCCCCGAGGGTGTCGGGAGGGTAAGAACCGGTCAACAGTCCGGCGGGCAGTTTTCCCCTTGCGGGTGTTCTATGGCTGCCGCCCTCCCGACGCGGGAAAACGTCGGCGCGCACGAATTGCAGGCGCAAAAAAACCGCGATGCTGTCGGGCGCGGATACCGCTGTTGAGTCGGAGTTCTTACGCTCCTTGCGGCGAACTGTGCTCTCCCCCCGGATGGAAGTCAAGGGGAAATGACGGGAAGTGTGGGAAAGATTTTTAGATGCCAGAAAGTTCATGCGCAGCAGTCCATCACCGTCGGCATAGCCGACAGACCAGCAGTAGGGAAAGGGTGGTGTGATGCGTTAGGGCGCAGCGGCCTGGTGCGTTCCTGCGTCGCCGCCTCCAGCCTCATGCCGGGCTCCCTCAACAACCGCAAGTGCATCAAGCATGTCCAGCTGCCTGTTGCCGTGTTCCAACTTCCATTGCATCTGCAGCAGCGCCCTGGTGTAGAACGGTGTCGGAGGCAATTCCGATGCCGGCGCATCGGGCATGCCGCTTGGGCTGGCGATGCTGGTCAGTTCGGAATTACCTGCGTAGGTCGCTCCGCACAGCGGGTTCTGGCACACCCACACATCCGAACGCAGATGGCGGTGTTGCAGACGGCTGGTGCGTTTGAGCAACGGGGTATCACAGGCTTCACAGGAGAACGTTGCTCGGCTGCTGGTCGAAGCGCTCATTTCCGATTCTTGCTCCCCGCCTTGGTGGCACCGGCTTTGCCCGACGTGACACCCGCTGTGGGTTTCTGTCGGGAATTGGCGGGTTTTGTGCAAGAATCCGGATCGCGCTTGATGCCGAGTGCAATGGCTGCCTGGTGAGACTTGCCGAAGTTGCCCTTGCCGACGCCGCGAAGTGCATCGTTGACCGCATGGCGGTCCAGGCCGTTCTGCCTTGCGAATTCAACGACGGTGATGCCGTTATCGCGAAGGAACTGCCGGGCTTCTTCCGGTGTGCGTAGCTTCTGTACACCAGTCCGTTGTGCCGCCATTCCGTTACCCCTGTGTAAAAGCTGAATGATGTAATAGTGAAACTTCTTTCACCAATGTTGGTGAAAGATCATTCACCTGTCAAGGAGATTTGAGCGTGAGTGTGGGCGACCGGCTGAAGGAAGAAAGGAATCGACTGCGTCTGAGTCAGGAGGCTATGGGCGCGGCCTGTGGCGTCACCAAGCGCACGCAGATCCACTACGAAAAGGATGAGGTCGGAGCGAGCGCTGCCTACCTGGCACTGGCCCACGATTTGGGCATAGATGTTGCGTATGTGTTGGTCGGGAAGCGCGAACGCCTCGCCACTGCCGATGCGGAACTACTCGATGCGTGGCGCGCCGCTCCAGCTCCCGCACGCGCCGCCGCAATGACGGCATTGACCGGCGCTGTTTCCCACGCCAGTACCTTGGGCGCGGCACCGCGCACGCAGTTCAACGACACCACCATCGGCCAGCAGTTCAGTGGCGATGTGGATCTGAGCGGGCAGAAGCTGGTCGTGAAGGGCGGCGGCGGAGGCAAGCCGACCAAGCGCTAACTTTTTTTCCGAGCTGGACCCGGTTTACTTCCCTCCAACAGGGGGCGCATGACTGCGCGATTGGAGTGTGAAGGACTATGCGGTGTGGCAGTACGCGTGAAGGTATGCCGGCAGGTTGCCGGTGCGGTAGTACGACATTGTTCGAGGGTGCAACCATCGGGCAGGTGTTCACGGGGCACGTCGAGATGACGTGTCCCATCACGGCAGATCGGCAGCAGCAAGCCAATGACGACGACCGGCGGCGCGCAGGCAGTGCGCCGCTGGCGACGGCACTACTGACCATAGCTATCTGGCAGGCCTGGCTGGCGCTGCCGACAGGAGGATCCACCCCGAGCACGCACGCGCTGCATGCGTTGTTCTTCACTCTGGCGGGTTGGGCGTGTCGGTCCGCCAAGATTCGCGCCTGGGCAGGTGCGGTGCTTGAGGCTATAGGCAAACGAAGAGGCGGGTAGAAACAATGGATAGATTTGGCAATCTTAAAGGGAGGCAGCATTAGATGAGTGGGGCACCAAAGCAAGATACGAAGTCCGCCGAAGGCTATTGGGTGCGTGCCGGTGTCATCGTCGCGCTGATGATGTGGGCTGCGATGATCATCGTGCTTGTCGTCGCTGTAACGCGTGATGCAACGCTTGGTTACGAGTTGGCTGTGTCAAAGGACTTGATGGCTCCAACTGTTGCTGCAACCGGCGTGCTGATCGCAGTGATGGCCTTCATTCGTGACAGGAGCAAGATAGCGCGCGACCGCGCAGACGCGCGCTCCAAGATCATGTATGAGCAGTGCAAGCAGGGCTTGGAATCAGTGCTGAACCTCTTAAAGGATGGCAACAACGATCGAATAATCTGGATCCGAGCCGCGAGAACTCTGCTTAGGGTAAAAGTGCTAGCGGAGGCCATATCTTCTGCTGACTATCGCTTGGCGTATGAGCTAGCAGAAGACGACATCAGAGCGAGGCTCTACGAAATTCTGAGCCACCGAAGAGAGGGCGAGCCTGAGCGGCACGCGCTACCTCCCGCCTTCTTCTTCGGTCTGAAAAATTGGAAGGATGCGAAGGCATCCCTAGATGATCTTGCACTGCAGACAGCAGGCTCCGTATCCGTCCACGTTGTTAGCGAAAGTTCCAACGTGCCAGAGAAAGTGGCGCTCAACCTGGACGGTCACTCTGTCAAAGTGATCATGGGCTTCTTGGACTACCGCGCCGACTACGTGGACCTTCTCGATCAGATCGACTGGCAAGATCTAGATGGGTGGTCAGACTCTCGAGGACCGAAGCAAGGAGCATATCGGTATCTCAATCACAAGAAGACTAAGACCGCTCTCAACGGGAAACTGTTTGATAGGAAGCCGGCTAGTCCAACTTCAGGAAGCAAGGCTTAGGGCGTTTGACCTATTGGCGAAGTGCTGCGATCAAGCACTCTGACCGTCCGGTGGCGACTGTAGTCGCCACCGGTAATGGTCATCATAGGAACATTGGCTAATTGGGCCTGGATATGGGTCAGCTCTTGGCGGCCGAAATTACAGACCTAAGAAGATCAAGTATGACCTTGCCTAACTCGGTGCTGGGAGTCTTCAAGTCGCCACCGTCGCCATGCCCATCCTTCTCGCTGATCATCTTCACCAGCGCCATAGCAAGCGAAAGAGGGATTGCTGCAAACACTGCGACCAGCACGCTCACGAATACGAGCGAGTGCCACTGATAATTGCTGCTGAGCCCAAGCACCACGGTAAGCGAGTCCAGGCTCAAGAGCCTGCACAGTGCGGCCAGCAGCGCCAGCAGGAAGAGCGTTACGAACACGCCAATTCCGATGAACGCGATGAATCTCATACGCCGGTTAGCAGCATGCGTCAGCCGCAGTTGTTCTGCATGAGCATCGGCTGCGGTCTGGATGAGCGAGCCATGCCCGACTTCTACTGTCACCGGGTTGGCTTTGAAATCGTGCTCTGCCTTCTTGGCAGCCGAGTCCATCGCCTCAAAATCACCCGGACTCCCCTGTGGCTCCGTCATCAATGTTCCTTCCGTGCTATCCCTGAATTTTGGCCACGTAGTGTGATCTGATCAGCTCATCGCTGATTGGTGCAAAGTACTGCGACTGACCACCTTGGTCGTACCACGCGGTCCACCACGGCGTACCGCGCTGATGGGTGAGTTCGGAAAGCTCAATGCCGCTGAACCGCGAGTAGTTTCTCCAGACGCCATCCAGAAGTGGGATAGCTTCCGGTCCCACCGGAGCGGGCAGAGAGCCGAAGGGGTTGTCCGCGACCAGCCCGGTCACCGAGCCGCCGCCAAAGTGCTTGATCTTGTCGTACAGCGACTTGATCACAGGACCATGTCGCCATGCCTGCACTTGTTCGTTGATCAACCTTTGGCCGGTGTAGCCCAAATACCAGCCATGAGCCATGTAGACCAGCTTGAGCAGTTGCATAGGCGTGAGGGCGCGTCCCTCTTGCGAGGCGCGATCCAAGAAATAGTTGGCGATGGAGGCGGGCGAGTAGACAGGCATGGGCAGCTCCTACGAACGAGAGCGCGGTTTGGTGACAGCTTTTAGGAGGGCTATAGGATGCGGCATTTTGGGGAACATGTGGGGGTTTTAGTGTGGAACTGTGCGTTGTGGAGGGTTTCCGGGTTCATTTGGAGCTTAGGTGTACATGGGGCAAAGCCGTGGAAACCCCCGTCACACATGGCTGAATAGGCGGTGTCAATTAGCCGGTTCAGCATCTGGCTCCTGGGCGGTCGGCCGGGGCAGGCTGGTCTCTAGCACCAGCGAGGTAGTGAAGCCGCTGCTGCCGGTGATGCTGTGGGTGGTTTCTGCGATCAGCCATGTACGCGCGTCGATTTCAGCCTTGAACCCGGACACGTCGATCCGCTGCTCCGGGTACAGATCCGCCCGCCCCAGGGCGAGCGAGTAATCCATCTTGGCCGCGCCGCGCTGCACGCGCTTCCACTCGGCGTCGGCATGCTCCCGCGCGGTCTTCTCGCTGTCGTAGGTCTCGCGCAGGTTCTTGGCATTGGTCGATGTGCCCACCAGCACCGCCTTTCGGCGGGCGCCCTTCTTGTCGTTCCAGTACGCGCGCACGCCGCTGTAGGCGTCCCGCTCGGCCTCGCTGAAACGGTGGCTGTCCCCATCGGCGCGGGTGATCGATGCGCGGGGCAGTTCGATGCCGGCGGGCGTGGTTCCGCTGTCGATAGGGGAAAACACCAGGTTGCCGGCCTTGACCGTGGCCACCGCGTCGAACCGGGATCCCAGCCGCGTCATCAGCGCCACGTCGCTCTCGTTGGATTGGTCCAGGTGGTCCAGTGCCAGGTTGACCAAGGCGGGCGCCACGCGCGCGCGCAGGCTGTGCTCGCCAGCAATGGCGCCGATCACCGCGCCCACCGTGGTGTCGTGCCAGCTGCGATCCCGCCGCGTCCGCATCGTCTTGGTCAGCTCGGCGCTGCGGGCGCGGATGGTGATGACGTCGGGCGGGCCGCTGTGCTCGATCTCATCGACCACAAAGGTGCCTTTGTCGATCAGGCCAGCATCGCGCCAGCCCAGCGCCACGGTGAGCGTGACGCCCTTTCGCGGCAGCGCCATGCGGCCGTCATGGTCGTGGATCCGCAGATCCAGCTGGTCGGCCTCGCCGCTACGGCATTCCTTGAGGGTCAGCTCGATCAGGCGTGGGGCGATGCGGTCGGTCAGATCCTTCCCGTCCAGCGTGACGCGCCAGGCGGGGACCGGGTAGCCGGTGCGGCCGTTCATGCCTGGTCCTCGGCCATCGCCTCATCCGGCACCCGGTCGAGGCTGAGCTGGAACTCGACCTTGCGCGGCGTGCCATCGGGGAAGAAGACGCTGTGCGTCTGCTTGAGACTGGTGATGGCGTATGCCCCCAGCACAGTGCCGTCGCCGGAGACCAGCGCCCACGGCTGGCCGGTGTCGGCCATCTCCTGCAGGGTGGTCAGCGACGAATACTGGCCGGTCAGCGGCGGCGCGATCAGGCCGCTCAGTTGCACGGTGTCCTCGCCTGGGCCGACGAACTGCGACGCGGCGCGTGCGCCCACCCGCTCGGTGCGGGCGTGGCGCCAAGACAGGTCGCGGGTCAGCTGCTCGTAGGCGCCGTCCTGCAGGGAGAACACGAAGGTTCCAAGGCACATCATCATCGGTGGTTACTCCCTATCGCCCAGCGCGGAACGTGCGCGGGCCTGTTGCTCTCGCTGTAGCGCCTGGAACTCGGCGCGGACCTGCCGGGCGATGTCGCCCGCGTCCTGGCCGGGCTGCGTGTGGATGTGGATCTCGATCTTCCCGAAGGAGGCCGCAGGCGCGCTCTGGCTGGCCGACACAGGCGGCCGGGTGTCAACGGCACCGACTGGTCCGGCAAGGGCCGCCAGCGCCGCGCCAGCGCCCACCTGTTGGATGCGGCGGGTGATGCCCTGCAGCGCCGCCAGCGGGCCGTTCTGCCCTGCCTGCAGGCCGTTGGCCAAACCCTGCATGGTGAAGCCGCCCAGCTCGGCGAACACGCGAGACGGGCTGTGGATCCCGAGCAAGCCCTTGAACTGATCGATCACACCTCGGCCCACCCCGGACACGGCAGAAGTCGCGGCCGAGATCTTCGACCGGATCCCGTTGACCAGGCCCATGACCATGTCCATGCCCGCCTGCATCATCCGCGACGGCCAGCTTGCCATCATGGTGTTGATGCCGGACCACATGCTCTGCAGGCCTTGGGTGATGCGCTGGCCGTTGCCGGTGAACAGGCCCACGATCGCCGACCACGCGCCGCCCAGGTACTGGCCCAGCCCACCGACCACGCGCATGACCACCGCCTGCATGGTGGTCGCGGCGGTGACCAGCCAGCCGATGGCCTTGGCGGCCATGCGCAGCTGCACCGTGAGCCCCACGCCCAGGAACTGGCCGAAGGTGCGGCCGGCGCTGGTGGCGCCTTCCAGCTGCTCGGTGGTGGCATCAAACGGAGCGAACAGCTGTTTGACCCACTCCCACACCGTGCCGATGGACGATGCCACCTGATCCCACAGCGGCGCCAGGGGCGCCAAGGCGGTGCGCAGCTCGGCCAGCACGGGCGCAAAAGCGTCCTGCAGGCCCTGCCAGACGCCGATCATGAAGGCCTTGATCGGCCCCCAATACTTCCACACCACCGCCGCAACCACCGCAACAGCCGCGGCGATGGCCAGCACCGGCCAGCTGATCCCACCCAGCACCACCATCAGGGCGCGACCGACGTTGAGCAGGGCAGGTAGCACCTGGGCGGCCAGCGTGCCGAAGCGCGCGATCAGGGCACCGACACCACCGCCACCAGACAGCAGGGCCACCGCGCCGCTGATCTGCCCCAGCGCCATCGATGCCAGACCGCCCACGGTCAGCAGGCCGCCCAAGACGGTTACCAGCGCAGCTCCTGCCACCGCGCTCACGGTGAGCGCGCGAGCCAGCTGCGGGTTGTTCCGGGTCCAGTCGATGAAGCCGCCCACAACGCGGCCCACGGCCTCTGAGGCGGCCTTGATGTCGGGGAGCAGGGTGCGGCCGAGCGTGCCGGCCATCACCAGCATGGTGTTCTTGGCCAGCTGCATGGCGTTCTCGGAGGTGGCCACGCGCGAGGCGTACTCCTGCTCCATCGATCCGGCGTACTTCTGGGCGTCGGTGACCTTGTCGAAGTTGGTCTTCAGCAGATCGAGGTTGGTCAGCAGCGGCGCGATCGCGCCGATGGACTCGCGCCCGAACAGGGTGGTCATTGTTGCTGCCTGCGACGCGGCCGGCAGCTTCTTCAACCGCTCCAGCACGTCGAGGATGGCGCCGCCGGCATCCTTCTGCATGGCCTGAGCCATCTTGGTGGAGCTGAGGCCGAGCTTGGCGAATGCAGTGAGCTGGCGCTTGGTTGCGGCCTCGCCAGAAGACAGGGTCAGCAGCATGTTCTTGATGCCGGTGGCAGACACCTCCGACTCGATGCCCATGCCGGCCACCGTGGCGCCCAGGGCCGCCAGCGGGCCGCTCTGCAGGCCGGCGACTTCGCCCAGCGCGCCGATGCGGTTCACCACGTCGCTGATCTTCTGGACGCTGGCCGGGCCGGTGTTGCCCAGGTAATTGATCTTGTCGGCCAGGGTGACCACCTCGGCCTGGCCCATGCGGAAGGCGGTTCGCCATGTGGCCATGGTCTGGCCGGCGTCCTCGGCCGTGGTGTCGAAGGCGACGCCCAGCTTGGTGGCGTCCTCTGCGAACTGCAGCAGCTCCTTGCGCGGGATCGACGCCTGACCGGCGGCGGCGACGATCTTGGCGATCTCGTTGGGCACCATCGGCAGGCGGCGGGACAGATCTTCGATGTCCAGGCCCATCTGGGCGAACTGGCGCGGGCTGTCGAAGTCGACCACCTTGCGCACCTCGGCCATCGCCGACTCAAACCCGACTGCTTCACTGGCCGGCAGCATAGCCGCATCCAACGCCCTGCGGCCGCCGAAGGCCATGCCGGCGCCGAGGGCGGTGGCTTTCAGGCCCGCGCTCTGCAGCGCCTGGGAACGCTTCTGGGCGGCGTTGAGCGCGGTGAGCCGCTTCTGCTGCTGCTCGATGGCCTCGTTCGCCCGGACCATGTCGTTGCGCAGGCGGCGCTCATGGGTGCCCAGCTCGCTGGTGCTGATCCCGACAGCGGCCAGCCTCGTGCGCAGCGCCTGCAGGCGCTCGGCGTTGCGGCTGACCTCGTATTTCATCCGACCGGCGGTGCGGGTGGCGGCCGCGAACTTCTGCGTCAGCTCCTCGCTGGGCTGTTCGGCCGCGCGCATCTCCGCCGCCAGCTGCCGCACCTTGGCGCGCTGGTCTTTCAATGCCGCAGCAGAGGTCTTGGATTTCTCCGCCAGCTCGCGGAACGCGGACACGTCGCGCTGCTGCGCGTTCAGGCCTCGAAGTGCCTCGCGCTGCGAGCGCAGCGAGGCGGTGAGGGTTTGGCTGCCGCCCAGGACTCGACGCATCGGGCCGGTGGCTCTATCGATAGCGTCCAGCAGGACGCGCAGCCGCATGTTCTCGCTCATCTACCTGGTCTCCGTATGTAAAAACGGCGCCCTCAATCGGGGGCGCCGCTGCGTTGCCGGGCGCGCTCGCGCCACTCCATCAGTTCCTCAACCGACCACCGATCCATTTCGGTGGGCGGCCAGTGGAAGATGGTGGCCACGTCGGCCATGGCGTCTTCTACGCGGTCGGGTAGCCCTGGGCAGCTGCCTGTTCCCGCGTCATGAAAAAACCCGCCACTTCCATGCCGAACTGCAGCAGATCGGCTGGGTCCAACCCAGCCACGTCTGCGGTGGTCAGAGTCGGATTGGTAACGCGGGGCAACAGGACGCAGAGCGCACTGACATCCATGTTCAGCACCTCGACCAGCTTGAGGCCGCGCAGCTCGCCTGAGCCGGGGCGGCGGACGTCGATGAACTTGATCAGTGCACCACCGCGCTCCAGCGGCTCTTCGAGGGTGACGCGGGCACTGCGGGTGGCCTTCTGGGCGTTGGATTCGGGGGTGGGGATGGTGGTGGCGGTCATGGAATCTCTCCGATGTGATGCAAGGGGAAGCGAGCGGGCGCGTGGCGCCCGTCGCGGGGTGTGGTGGGGTTACGCGCCGATGGCAGTGCGCAGGGAGAGCAGGCGGTCGATGCCGCCGACGTTCTCGATCATGTTCACCAGGTCCAGTTCGATCAGAACCTCGCCGTTCCAAGTCAGCTTGTAGTAGCTGCAGGCGGTGGTGACGGTGAACTCGGTGTCCGAGCCAGCTTCGGCTTCGCCGAACTCCAGCCCTTCGTGCCGGCCGCGGATGACCACTTCCACCGCGTCGACCTGGCCGTTGTCGTCACGCTGGTAGCCGCCTGCAAAACGCAGCTGCACGGCGTCGTGGCTGGTCTCGGCGTACTGGCGCAGGATTGGGCGCATCAATCCGCCGTAGACCACCTTGATCTGGATCTCATCCTGACCGAGGTCGATCTTCACCGGGCCGCTCATGCCGCCGCCACGATAGGCCTCCATGATGCGTTTCAGCTCGGGGAGCGTGATGGTCTTGGCCTCGCCGAGGAAGCTCTCGCCGGCGGTGAACGTGTTGAAGCCTTTCAGTTTGCGGGGCAGGCCCATGGGGTTTTCTCCGATGCGGAGCCAAGGCGGTCATCAGCTGACCGCCGCAGGCAGGTTGGGATCAGTTGGCGATGGCCGAGGCGAAGCCGGCCAGGTACTTGTCGGTGATGCGCTGGCGCAGCTGCAGGTTTTCCAGCGGCGGGACCGGGGTGAAGTCGTAGTCGATGACCAGACCGCCGGAGGCCAGCGTGGTCTGCGTGTTGACGTCCGGGTCGTACCAGGCCTTGGCGTCGATCAGGTAGCCGCTGCCCTTCAGCTCGCGGAACTTGGCGTTGATGCTCTCGATGATGTCCTTGATCAGCGAGGCGTGCATCGGCTTGTCGACATAGACGGCCATGGCATCGGCGATGGTGTCAGCCAGGATCTGCGCGGTGCGCGTGGCGGTCTCGAAGGCGAAAAGCACATCGTCGCTGCAGGTACGCGAACCCCAGAAGCGGTACCCGTTCATCTGCACCAGGGTGGTCACGTCGCCGGCATTGAGCACGCCGGCATCGCTGGCCGGATCCTGCAGGTCGAAGTAGACATCGCGCGAAATGCCGGTGACGCCGTTGACCGCGACGTTGGACAGGTTCTTGTGCCAGCCCTGTTCCTTGTCGATCAGGGCACGCAGGCCCAGGGCACGGGCGACGGCATACGCCAGGCCGATCTGGCCAGTGGTGCTGTCCAGGGCGGTGAAGTCCGGCCAGATGATCATCAGCTCGCGCGCACCGAACTCATCGCGGTAGGCGGTGGCCTCGGTGACGGTCTTGGCGGTGCCGGCGCTGATGTAGGCCATCGCGCGCAGGCGCTTGGCTACCACGGCCAACTCGGCGGCAACCACCTGGGTGTCCAAGCCCGGTGCGCCGATGATGCGCGGCTTCACACCCAGCTGTGCCTCTGCGGCCAGCAGCGCCTGCAGGCCCGAATACTCGCCATTGGTCTTGCTGCCGATCACGGCGATGGACTGCTCGCCGTCGTTGTCCTCTTCCTTGACACGCACAACGACCATCACTGGCTTGGTCTGATCGGCGATGGCTTCCAGCGAGGCCTTGAGCGTGCCGGTCGCGCCGGCCTTGGTGATGGCGCCGTCGACGTCGGTGATCAGCACCGGCTTGTCCAGCGGAAACAGCGTGGCGTCGGCGGCATCGCCGGTAGCCACCAGGCCGATCACGGCGGTGGCCACGGTGCGGATGGGGCGGACGCCGGTATTCACTTCGATGACGCGGACGCCGTGATGGTAGTCCATGGGGTATCTCCAGTTAGCGGAAGCGGAGGGGGATGGTCAGGCGGGTGTAGGCACTGCCCTGGGTGACGTCGGTCCGGGTGCCCTCCACGTCCAGGACAAACGCGCCGGGGGCTTCCCCCTGCGAGATCGAGAGCTTGGTGATGCGGATCCGCGGCTCCCAGCGCATCAGCGCCGTGGCCACCGATCCGTAGAGCAGCGTTCGGGTCTGGCCGTTGAAAGGCTGGTCGACCAGCTCGGGCAGCAGCGAGCCGTAGTCGCGGCGCATCACGCGGGTGTTGAGTGGGGTGGTCAGCACGTCATTGACGGACTGCGCCAGGTGCTCGACACCTTCGATAGCGCGGCCGGTGGTGGCAGACATGCCCCTCACTGCGGCGGATCCGTCAGGCCGTTGCCACGCTGCACGCCGGAGTGCTTGTGGGCCTTGAGGCTGATGCCGGCACCCACAACGTCGACGTCGGCCGTGGCCGTACCGCTGACAGTGGCATCGCCCACCACGGCCGTGTTGCCGTTGAGCGTGGTCTCTCCGTTGACGGTGAGGGGGCCGTTGATGGTGGTGCCGCCATCTGCGGTGACGGTGAATGTGCCGCCGGCCGGCAGCAGGGCGTCCAGCGCGTGCGCGTCGGCGTCGTAGCGAAGCTGCGCGCCATCAGCGAACCGGAGCAGGGTGACCGCCGCGCTGGCGGCCGGGGCGGGCACTTGGCCCGAGTACAGGCCGCACAGCGCGATGGCATTGGCGGTTTCGCCTTCGGGCGACAGCAGAACCACCTGCTCGCCCGGTGAGGGGGCCGACCAGGTGACGGTAGTGCCGGCACGCAGGGTCAGCCACGGGACCCAGTTGGTGGTCAGGTCGCCGGATTCGACGCGGCAGAGGCCAGCATCGATGTCCACCGCAACGATGGTGCCGTTGCGGATCAGATTGGAGATGAGGCGTGAGAGGTCGAGAGCCATATCCCCCATGCTGCTCGTGCGCGCGAGAGGGCGCACTGCGGCTAGGGTGTAACGGTCGCCGTTACAGCCCGGCGCGGCGGAAGCGCGCTGCGGTGGCCAGCACCCAGCCGCCACCGATCCAGCGCGGCCAGCGGTCTGCGGGGTAATCTGCCGGCGGCGGCGCCTCCACCGCGCCGGCCGGCAGCAGCCAGGTGCCTGGCTGCAGCGGTGACTCATCGGCCTGCGCGGTGCCGGCCAGCAGGCCGGCGGTGTCGACAAGGTAGACCGTCTTGGTGGCCATGGTCAGTACTTGATGCAGGCGAGCAGGGCGACGTTCTTCGGGCGGGTTTCGTTGCCGCCGCTCACGCCGGTAGTGAAGTCGTGCGCGTGCCGGCCATCGGTAGAGGTCTGCCATGCGTAGTTGTCGTAGTCGATGCCGCCGCTGGAACCGGCATTGCGACCGCCCGGTCGATGCTCGCTCATGCCATACGGGGCAGCGGCTGTGTGCTTGTTCCCCTCGCCGAAGGACGAATCATGGGCATGGTCGCCCGCCTCCCCAGTACGACCGGCGTGGGCATGGGCCGCTATCTGATCACCCTGATTACTGCCGATCGCGCGACCTGCGTCGTTGCCGCGACCGTCATCCCAGAAACGGGGGAACATGCCACGCAGGTCGGGCAGAAAGAACGAGCCGGCTGCAGGTGACTGACCGCCGGGTGTGTAAAGATCCCCGATCGCGGCGTACAGCGCCGGGTAGGCCTCCTTCGCGACCTGTGCCCCATTCGCTCTGAGCCATCCTGTGGGCGCGTTCGCACCGGCGAACGTTCCGATCATGCCGGCCGGCGCCATTTGGCGCGTTTCGTCGCGGCTGTACACACCCAACGCTTGGCGGGCCTCGCCCTTGTCAGGAACGTCGCGCAGGTTCGCGCTGCGCTCCAATGGATTTCCGATGGCTCCTGAAGGCTCGTTCTGCGCGGCGATCAGCCGTGCACCGGGATAGTCCTGCCCGAGCAGAAGTCGCGTCTGGTCATTCTCATCGGGCATCCATTCATCCGCCGCGTTACCACGAGAGATGCGAACGCCATTGATGTACACCGCCAGGCCAAAGGTTGTGGTTACAGCCAGGTCGACCTGCCTCTGTCCGGCAGCAAGCGTCTGCCTCTCTTCGATTGAGTTGACCAGGACATTGACCTCCCCCTCATCCTCCCAGCGGTAGTCGCCGTCGTCATTGCTTGCCTTGGCAAGCCGTTGGCCTGTGGTGCCGCCCGGAATGACCTGTGCAGCCGTCATTGTGTTGATCACCCACGCGCGAGACGCAACCGACGTGTTGGGATCCATGACGATCTGAACATTGCCGGCATTGGCCATGGCGAAGGCGACGCGGTAGATGCCGTCACCGATCGCTCCTTCCGTCGCCAATGGCTGGTAATTGTCGGGCGTATTGGCCACGGCAAAGGTGTCGTTGTCGCCGTCGATCAGGGAAATTTCGCGGATCACGAAGCCGCCAACGCTGGCCGGCACGATCCCTTCGGCGTACAGCAGCAGCGGATTCTCGGGATCCTGGTAAACGCGATTAACCAGCGTGCGGTATCGCTCGCGCACCAGTTCCTGCGGCGATCCGTCCGGGTCGACCGGATTGCCGCCGCCATCACCGAATGCCATGTGGAGGATCCCCACCGGTGGACCGCCGAGACGGGCCGCGTTGAGCTTGCGCAGGCCCGACTGGGTATGAAGCGTGCGAAAAGTCGCCATGGTCCGGTCCTCAGATGATCACATCGCTGGCGGCCAGGGATGCCTTGGCGCTCGCGTACAGGGCGTCCATCGCCTGCTGCGACAGAACTGCATCCCAATGCGCGGAGAGCGCTATTTCCGTCTCGCCGCTGAAGGTTGACGGCATCCCGGAAAAACCGAAGACCCTGAAGGAACTCTCCGGCTTTGCGACTTCGGTGAACTGACCTTCCACCGCCGTGCCGGTACGTGGGCGGTACAGGCGCGCTTGGCCAATCGGGGAATCCGGCGTGCCTGCCACCCCACGTTTGAACGAAGCGAAGATCATTTCCCAGCGCTCACCGCCGTCGAATGGAATCCCCAGCGGTGACTCTGGCGCGTTGCCGAAGCGGCAGCGGATTAAGCCCGTTTCCTTGGATGTGTACAAGCCGAACAGCCGCTCGATGGCCGAACCATTGGCGACACCACACAACGCCTTATGGCTGTTCTGGTCTTGCTTGAACACGACGCAGCAAGTCAGTTCGGAGGCGGGAAACGCACTACCGCCCGCAATCGCCTGTGCGCCGGCTGCGATCACAGACCGTGGGGTGTATGTGATGGTGCCGTTGCTGCCCTGCGTCAGAGCTGGCCATCGGCCGGCCTTCGGCGACGCTGACTGTGCAGCGCTGACCTTTAGACGATACGCGCCGAGCAGGTTGGACACCGGCCAGTCGATCTTAGCTTCCAGATCAAGAACGATGGAGTCAGAAAAGTTCGCGCCGTTGAACTTGCGGATGATGGTAGGCATTTCAGGAGATCCTGTGCTTGCAGGCGAGTGATAGGGCGGGCTTGGCTTCGAGGTGATAGGCGCCGTCGTTGACGGTGGTGACGATGTCACCTTCCCGGTAAACACCCTCAATCGCTTCGGCGCCCGGGAGCGGTATGGAACGTTTCAGCGCCAGGCTGTTGGCGTCATAGATGTGGACCGAACCGGTGCCGCCATTGCTGCCAACGGTGGCCAGCAGTTCTTCGTCGGCGGCGTAGTAGGAGAGCTGGTCGGCGTTTGATGGAAAACCCTGCTTTGTCCAGATCACGGCGCCGGTCTCACAGTCGACCAGCGATACCAGCTTCTCGCCTTCGTGGGCTGTATAAAGCGCATCCAGCCCAGGGTGATAGGCGATGCCGTTGGGGGTATGTGCGACAGGAATGTCCCCCGGAAGCCTCTGACCTGTGCTCGATATCCGGCGGATGCAGCTGTTGGCCTTGTCCACGAAGTAGATCGTGTTGTCACGTCGCCGAATTGCTACGCCCTGAATCGAGCCGATGCCGGGGAACTCGGCGTTCGTGCACGGAAGCTCTCGCACGATCCGCCGCATGTCCGGGCTGAGAATCACGACACTCGGCGTGTGCTGGCCAGATCCGGCGCGAGCCAGTCCATGGTTGCCGACAGCCCAGCAGTAGGACCACGGCCCGCCAGTGAACCGGTCAAGCCCGGTGCAGGTGAATCCACCATTCGGATTCTGCGCGAGTGCACCGTCAGGCAGCGAGATCATCTCCAGCAGCGTCGCATCCGCCTGCTGTGTAGCTTGGGCCGTCCAGACGCTTCCATCGCGCCAGACAATTCTGCCAACGCGCATCCAGTCATCGACCTCAACGATCAAGGCGTCGGCGAATCGGTCGATGAATGTAAATGCGAACTCTTCATAAACACCATGCATCAAATAGCGACCGGTAACTTCGGCACTTTTGTCACCGCTACGCCGGACGTTGAAGCCGCCCACCTGGACACGCATGAATTCCCGGCCGCCATCCGGGTGCAACCCAGAAGAGACCCTGTATTCATCATCCACATCGCATTCGAGCAAGCCACCGGACACCGCGCCATGGAAGAGCTCTCCGGCGACGACGGCTACGTCTCGACGGTCCGCCTTGCCTGACAGTGTCTCTGGCCGCACGTAGCTCCAGCCCAGTGCATCTTCTGTGTACAGACCGTTGTTGGCCACCAGCTGATGCGTAACCGGATCGAGGTGCGTGCCATCATCGTCGACTACCTCGGCCGCGCGTGCACCTTCGGCAGACGTTGCGATCGCCTGCAGCTGCGACCACAGCCGTTTGACGATGCGGTCTGCACCCTGCCCATCCTCCAGTGCTTTCAGCCGCTTGGGGACATCGGTGATGCCGCCAAGCGCGCCGGCGAAAGATGGCAGCGGTCCGCCTTCGGTCTGGATGATCTCATGGACGCTGCCATGTACCAGTCGGTGGGCGATATCGCTGTCTTTCCCGAACTGGTCCACTTTGTTGATAAGGCTCATGCTGCTTCCTTGGTATTGGCTGGCAATGTCGTATGGATGAGGACATGCAGGGCGTCTACAGCCGACTCCACAAGCCCGTCACCGTGTTCCATGCCCTCCAGCAGCACGGATATGTCATCAAAGCGCGCCGGCACGCTTCGCTCGATCCCGCTGGCCGTTGCCGCCGCCGCTTTCGGATTGGCATAGCTGGTCAATCCGGGAACCAGCTCGCTCAGGTGCGAACGAAGGTTCTTGTTGTCTTCAATGGTTCGCAGCACTCGCTGCAGGTCCGTCTGAAGGAACGGCGTGGCGATCGAATTGACCAGGACGCGGAAGGTGTACGGATCGGCGCGGGGAACTTGCTGGTGCCACTCTTCGATCTGCACAGGCACACCGACAGCGTCGATCGCATCGAGCAACGCACCGACCGTGCCCTTGCGGCGATGGATCCTCAGCGACTGCTGGACCGTCCTGCGCCTGACATAGATAGGCCATTCCGGTGACCATGCGTCCACACTGAACCACCATGCCAACCACGGCAGCAGGGATTCGGGGGTGCGCATCGGGTCCACTGCAGCTGCGAAAGGCACAGGTACGTCGGAGACGCGAGCGATGGTCTGTGCGACCGCCATCTCCTGTGCGGTAGCGTTCGGCGGCAGCAGGCTAGGCATCACTCACCGTGCGCGTTGTAAGGCGTATGGCCGTGCAGCGACTTGCCTCCCCGACGCCGACGGGGATGTTGGATGCCGGGCTGATTAGATTTACGTCCACCACACCTTCCTGGTGCAGGGCGCGATCGAGTGCGGACCGGCTTACCAGTCGCGCCATTCGCGAGCTTTTCTCGGCATAGACGGCAGCTTCATCCTGCGCGGCCTTCAACACCACAGCCGGATCCGGGCCGGGGTGAATGTCCAGTACCGCCTCGATCTCGTAGTCGATCACGGCCGCGCTCAGCACGGTCACAAAGTCAGTCAGGGGCCGCACGTCGCTGTGGTTGACTGCGTTGGCCACGTTGACCAGCAGGTCATCCGGCGCGGTCCCATCGCCCTCGCGTGAAAGCACATAGACGGAAACGTGGCCTGGTTGCGGGCTATCTGCCGAAGCGTCCAGGACGCGTGGATCCGCAGCCAGAGCGTGGGAGATGTAAGCGCCGGCAGGGCCTGCGACAGAGAAGCCTTCGGGGGCCATCTGGATCCGACGCCGGAACTCACCATCGGCCTCCATGACCGATGCCGTGCCCAAGGCCGGGTTAGCCTCGATCACCACACGACGCTCCACGCCGAAGTAGGCACCGAGGTGGTCGAGCATCGATCCTTCGGCGTATGCCAGCAGAATCGATTTGATTCCCTCGTTGACACGCTGGCGGATCAACATTTCCCGGTACGCCCCAACCTCTGCGAGCTTGTAGGCCGGATCGGACTCGACGATCGCGGTGAACGCGGGGTTGCGCTGCCGGAACTCGCTCAGCCACTGCTCGAGCAGAACCTCAAAGTCGATTACCTCCACCGCATTGGGAACGGGCAGGCGAGAGAGGTCGACGGCAGAGAAGGTAGGCATGCCGTCATGGTCGCCAGCGCTACGCGCGCGCGACAGTAGCGGTCGATGTAGCGGGGTTCGCTACAACCCGGACAGATGATTGAGCAGCGTGTCGATGATGCGCTGCTGGTCCCCATCGGCGAAGCCGAGCAGCACGCGCCTCTCGTAGCGCACACGCGGGCCACCGCGTCGCACCTGGTCTACCAAGCCTTCCTGATGCACGCGGGCAATAGCAGCGGCGCGGCGAATGAAGAACACCGAGGCTTCGCTGGCGTTGCCGCGTGCCTTGAGGTGCTTTGACTGTCGGAGCCGGGCAAACATCTTGCGCCGGCGGATCCGCCCGCCCTTCTGCCGCTTCTGGTTCTTGCGGCGGGCGTACTGGCTACCGTCCGGGGCGCGCTGCTGCCCGATGCGCTCGCTCTGGGCACGCTGCAGATCCTGCGCGATGCGCCGGGCAAGGCGGGCGCGACCGGCAGGCTCAAGCCGATGCAGCAGCGGCCCGATCCAGCTTTCCAGAGAGGTCAGCTCATCCATTCCGGCAGCGGCTCATCGACGGCGGATGGGATCTCATTGCCGTGGTCGTCCCCGGCGACAACCACGTTCTCGGTCAGCGGCAGCTTGATGTCCAGGTCGACCTTGTCGTCGGCCAGGAGGTCCACCTCGAAGCGGATCTGTTCCTGCAGGCTTGGGCTGGCCAGCAGCGGGGACTGGTTCACCCTGACCCAATCCAGCAGCGCCAGCCACAGCTGGTTGGGGTCGCCGGCATAGTCGGTGATGATGAGGTTCATCGTGTAGCGCCATTCAAACGAACGCGATTTCACGCTGGTGCAGACGATGCTGCCGTTGTCGATGAAGGCGAGCAGGCGATCCTTGTCGATGGCCAGCTCTGGCACAGCGGCCTCAATCGCAGCTCGCAGGGAGGCCGGCTTCTTCATGGCTCGACCTGTACCGCGCAGCCTGCGGCTACGACCTGCCGGCGGGTGCTGGTCAGTTCGTCCTGGAGCCAGCCGATCCAAGCGTCGGCGTGGTCGGCGTCCTCAACAGTCGCTGCCGTGTCCGCTGCCCGAAGGTCGGCGGCTGCATCTTCGCCTTCGGCAAGGGCTGCAGCTGCACCGGAGTCGGATCCGGGCGCAGCACCACACTGCCACCACGGCTGCAGCTGCACGTCGCCACGACGCAGAGCAGCAGCAAGGTCACTACGGGCTTGTTTCGCATCGTCCACCTTCTGGTTGTAGCGGTCATCGTTCTTGGTTCGTTCGTCGGCCAGCGCCAGCGCCGCTGCGCGGGCCTTGGCGGCCGTCTCGGCGGTGGCTTTGGCCAACCCATCCAGCACGGCGGCGTGGGCTTTCAGCGCCGCCTGGTGGGCGGCCTGCTCGGTGTTGAACCTGCCTTCCCACTTGGCAGCGCCCTGGCAATGCCAGAACCACGCCCAGCCGATGACCAGGGCCAGCGCAGCAGCCCGGCGGACCGTGGTCAGGTACGGGCGGATCGGATCGATGCTCAGGCCCATCACGCGGCCACCAGCAGCGCCAGGGCGCGGTTGGTGCGGGCGATCCGGTCTTCCAGACCCTCGGGCTTGGCCTTGGAGCGCGGGTTGCCCAGGTTGATGGCACGGCTCAGGGCCAGCACGTCGCCGGCATCGGCCCAGCGGTTGAGGCCGTTGTCTTTCCAGTAGGCCGCCGCTGCACGCGCACCGTTGACAGGATCCAGCAGCAGATCCGGGTTCTGCAGCAGCGGCAGGCCCAGCAGCACGCCCATGCGGGTGTAGCCGTCCTTCAGGGTGTTCTGGATCGGGCCTCGACCACGGTAGCGCCAGCCGTCGCCACTGGCGTCATTGCCGTTGCCGCCGCGGCCGGCGTAGACGAAGTTGGCCAGCTTCTGTGGGTTGTTCAGGAAGCTCTTGGCGTGGGCCAGCTCTTCCGGCTCGATCTTGCGGTTGCCGTTGAGGTCGAAGCGGCGGAACACTGCCACCACGCGCTCGGCGGTGCTGTAGCTGAGGTTTTCCTCGACACGGGTCAGGCTGATGCTTTCATGGCCCACCTGGGCGAGGAAGTAGGCGACCTGGCGGCCCGTGATGATGCCGAACTCGGCCATGGCGGCGTTGAGGGGCTGGGTCCAGCGCTGCACGCGCGCCGCCGGCATCTGCATTGCGCGGGCAAGGATGTCATCGGTCAAGGTCACGGATCGGTCCTCAGAATGCGGGCGACGTTGCCCTTGGACTGGAAGGTCAGCAGCAGCACCACCAGCAGCAGGCCCAATTGCCAAGGGCTGACGTGGGCACGGGGGCCGTACAGCAGGATCTGCAGTGCCTGGCCACCGGTGGAGGCGATCAGCACCCACGCCACCAGGGAGGCCCCTGGCCGGTGCGTAGCGCCCGTGTGGGCGCGATAGGTGATCAGGCGCACGCAGATGGCCAGGTTGGCCACCAGGGCGAGGAAGGTCGTGATCTCAGCCATTTCGATCTCCGCGGCGGAAGGATTTGAAGTCGATGCTCCCGCTGCCCTCGATCAGCCGCAGGGTGATCGTCACCACGCAGGCGGCCAGCAGGAAGGCCGCCAGCCCGGCCGACTCCAGGCCGAAGCGGCGCATGACGTCGGTGGCGCCCATGTAGCCGGGCACGACACTCACGGCCAGGTAGAACAGCCGCCTCCAGAGCAGCAGATCCTTGGCCGACACCACGAACAGCGTGGCGCCGGCGAAGGCGCCGATCAGCGCGTCGGGATTGACGCCCGGCAGCAGCGAGGCAAGCCCGACGCTGGTGGCCAGCGCGAAGAGGGTGCCGGTGGAGGTTGGTTCGGTCATCGTCAGTCCCAGAGCTGGACCAGCGGGCGCGGGGCGGCGGCTGGGGTGGTGGTGTCGGGAAGCACCACGGAGGTGCCTTGGGGCAGGATCGGGCCGAGCGCGGCCAGGCCGGGGTTGAGCGCCAGCGCCTGCTCCACGCACGCGGCGGTGGTGCCCAGGTAGCGGTAGCAGATGGCGTCCAGGGTGTCGCCTTGGGCTGCGATGACCAGCATCAGATGAGGTCCACCGTGGTGCGGGGCAGGCCCTGCAGATCACGCATGGCCCAGCGGTGGTCACGGCGGATCTCGCCGATGGACGGGGTCAGGTCGTCGGCGCGCTGGTTTGCGCTGTCGGTGGCGTCGTAGGAGCGGTAGCGCTCGGTCAGCTCGGCGGCGGCATAGGTGGCCACCGCTCGGCGGTACAGGAGCACAAGGCGCGAGACGCCGGAAATCGCATCGGCAGGCACGTCGGCCAGCGATTCGCGGCCTTCGGCCACATGGCGCTGCGCCCATGCGGCGAGCGCGGTGTTCACCGTGGTCACAGCGTTGATCAGGCTGCTGCGCAGGCGCGTCTCGGTGACTGCGCCTGTAATCCTCATGTCCTCCCGTACCTGCGTCGGCGAGATGGACGGCCACCAGCTGCCCGACGTGATGTCGTCGCTGGGGGCGTTCTTGCCGGGGGCGATGAATGCAGACATAAGGCCTCGAAGTAGTCGCCGGTGGTCGGGGCGTCACCACAACGGGAGAGAGGTCGTTGTGGATCAGCCCCGAGCCGGCGGGGGTTGCGGGGACGCTCGGTTAGCTCTGCCCGGTGGCACCGTCATTGGCCGGCGGGATGCCGGTACCGGTGTCGCCGTTGCCATCCACTGCGGTGCTCTGCGGGGCGTCGACGGTGGGCGGAGCGTGTTTCTTCAGGAGGCGGGTTGCGCGCTCCAGGTCTTTCTTTCCACCGCACGCCGTGTCCAGTTCCAGGGCGCGGTTGAGGTTGGCCACGCACTTGACCAGCTGGTCGAAGGGCGGCGGGTTGTCTTCGACGTCGTCTGCGCGGATCACACTGCGGCCGGCGGCCAGGTAGAGCTTCGCGCGGACCTGGTCGGGCATGTCCTGCTCGGCGGTCAGCGCGGTGGTGGTATCCAGCACCACCACATCGAAGTCAGCACCAGCCACCTGGGCGCGCAGGGCAGCATCGGCCACTTCCTCGGCGATCAGGCAGCCGGTGGTGCGGGCGAAGCGGTCGGGCATGGCCAGGTTGTGGCGCAGTGCATAGGCGGCCAGTGGCAGCGCCCCGGTGAAGTCACCGGCATCGATGTGCCAGAGCATCAGGGTGGCAACCACCTCATCGTCGCCTCCGGCATCGGCCTGCAGCACGCCCTGCAGGTAGGGCGCGTAGTCGTCCAGGATCTCGGCCTTGAACTTGCCCTTGGCCTCGCCCGACTGGATCTGCTTGAGGCGCAGGCGATGGTCCTGCAGCTTCATCATGTGGAGTTCGTACTCGGACGCGTTGTCCACCGGCGCCGAACCCTGGCGGCGGGCCGATTCCTCAGCCGCGCGAACGCGGCTGAGGTGCTGCTTGGCGGGACTGGCGGCCATGGATCAGCCCCCGGCCGCTTCGGGTTCGGCGATGTTTTCGATCACGCAGCCGAAGCCGTAGTCCTCGACCACGTAGGCGTCGTTTGACGACTCGAAGTTCTCGATACGATTCTTCTTCGGGTTCTCCACGACGTGGCGGCGGCGGCCGCCCTCCTGCCAGTAGATCGACAGGTTCTCCAGCGAGGTGACCAGCAGGGTGCCGTCCGGGATGTAAGGCACCTCTGCCACCTGCAGGCCGCCCAGGCGCCGCTGGGAGAGGATGACGTCGGTGGCCAGCTTCTCGGTGGACGGCTGGTCGGCGTTGAGCAGCGGGAAGTACTTGTCATGCAGGAGGCCACGGCCGACCACCGCGACCAGGCCCGGATCCTTGCGGTGCCACGGATCGATCAGGTTGCTCACTGCGTCGTAGACCAGGGCGTCCAGGTTCTTGTAGTCGGCGCCAGCGCCGACCACCACCTTGCCCGATCCGGCGACCACTTCGCTCATGACGCGGGACGCGGCGTTGTTACGGTACTGCTGCAGCCAACCGATGTTGACGTCTTCCAGATTCGGGTGGGCGGTGCGGTCGGTGGTTTCCGCCGCGCTGGTGCCATGGAAGCCGATCATCAGGCGGTCCAGTGCCTGGCGCTTGACAATGGCGTCGCGCAGCTTCGCCTGGAAGTCGGGGAACTTCGCCCAGGCGTCCAGCAGCGCGTAGCGGATCGCGGTGTCGAAGTCGGTCTGCTTGCACTCGTAGGTCTGGCTGTCCAGACCGGAGACGTCGCTCGGGGAGCGCTCGCCGTTGCCGGTGGTGTCGGTGCGGCCAGCGATGGTGCTGGAAACACCGATGCCAACCTTCTGACCCTTCAGTTCGTTGACGCCGATGATGTTGATCCGGCTGAGGAAGTCGCTGGACTCCTGCATCCGGGTTTCCAGCTTCTGCTGGATGGTCGGATCGACGCTGAACACCTGGCCGGCGTCGGCGACGCCATTGAGGGAAGCGATCTGGCTCAGGAACGCCGTGTACAGCAGGCGGGTTTGATTACGCATGGGAGGTCTCCGAAAAGCGGGGATTGGGCGGTGGGCTGCGGCGCGGGTTCGCGTCAGCAGTCGGTCAGGGCGGTCTGGCCGGTCTGGCCGTTCTGGCCGTTCACGACGGGGCGGAAGGCCTGGGTGTTCGAAGCGGTGCTCGACAGCTTCTTCTCCAGCGCACTGAACTCGGCGCGGCTTTCGTCCAGGTCTTTGCGCAGCGCGGCGAATTGCTCCCCGTTGGCCTTGATGCCATCGTGAATTCCGGTCAGCACTTCGGCCAAGCCAGCGAAGGCATGGGCATCAGCTGCGCCCTCCGGGGCCGGCGGCATCACCGGTGCCGGCGGCGGGGTGGCCTTGCCCGTGAAGCGCTCCAGCAGGCCGGCGATGCCGGAGAGCAGCTTGCCGGTGGCGTCGCCGCCGTCAGCGCTGACCTCTTCCAGCTCGATGCTGGACTCGATCGCAGCGGTGAACAGGTTCTCCGCGTTGAGCTTGCGGTCATCGAACAGCTTGGCCTCGGGGTGCTTGGCTGCGAAGGACAGCTTTTCGGTGCCCAGGCTGGCAGGGCTGTCGGTAACGGCCAGACCGACCAGGTACGCACCGCCAGTCTTGGCGAAGTTGGGCGACACTTCGATGCTGGTGTAGATCTTCTGCTTGTCGTTGTTGACCATACTCACCAGGGCATCGGTCGGTTCGAGCTGGGCGAAGAGCGCCAGCTTCTTCTTGCCGTCGATCTCGACCTCTTCGGCCTTGGCCGCCACTACATCGCCGTAGGCCTTGAATGGGCTGTCCGGCAGAATGCCGCGAATGTGTTCCAGGTTGATGCGGGCGCCATACAGCGACGGGTTGTAGCTGCCTCCCATCTGCTGGATCCAGCCACGCTCGATCACACGGCCATCTGTGGTGTCGCCTTCCACGGCGACGCGGAAGAACTTGCTGCGGTACTTCTTCTTGGGATCCGACATGGTGTCCTCTGCTGATTTTGGCCGTGTGCGCGGATCGCGCTTCAACAGGTCCATGGTCGGCAGAGCGACAAACAGCAGCAACGCAACCGAGTTGTAAAACTCGGCACTACGTCATTGATTTCTGTATCAATCGGTCGTCGGACGCGACCCTAGTGCGGTGAACGACGTCGCCGCCCAACTTCAGACCGACAGCCGCAGACAGGCCAAATTCCTGTACTGGATGGGCTGGCGTGTCACCGAGATCGCAGATGCGATTGGCGAGAAAGAGAAAACAATACACAGCTGGAAGGCGCGTGACGAGTGGGACCGCGCGGACAACGTCGAGCGCATCGGTGGGGCGCTTGAGCAGCGCCTTGTGCAGTTGATCCTGAAAGACGGAAAGACCGGCGGTGACTTCAAGGAAATTGACCTACTGCACCGCCAGTTGGAACGGCAGGCGCGCATACAGCGCTACCAAGGCGGTGGCAATGAGACCGATCTCAACCCAGCCGTGGCGAACCGCAACGCCGCACCCAAGAAGAAGGAGCGGCGGAACGAGTTCAGCGAAGAAGAGATCGAGCGGCTGACCACCGCATTTGTTGATGGGTGTTTTGAATTCCAGCTTGACTGGTACAAGGCCAGCAACCTGCGTACCCGCGCGATCCTAAAGTCGCGCCAGATCGGTGCGACCTTTTACTTCGCCCGTGAGGCGCTGATCGATGCGATCAAGACTGGCCGGAACCAGATATTCCTGAGCGCGTCCAAGGCGCAGGCGTTCCTGTTCCGTGGGTACATGCAGGCCTTCGTGCGCGAGACGCTGGACAAGGATCTCAAGGGGGGCGACAGCATCGTTCTCGCCAACGGTGCTGAACTGTTTTTCCTGGGCACTAACGCCCGAACGGCGCAGGGCTACCACGGCAACTTCTACTTCGATGAGTTCTTCTGGACGCACGGGTTCGATGAGCTGAACAAGGTGGCCAGCGGCATGGCTATGCACAAGAAGTGGCGCAAGACCTACTTCAGCACGCCATCCACAATGGCCCATCAGGCGTACAGCTTCTGGACGGGCGAGCGCCGCAACCGGGGCAAGCCGGTCGACAAGCGCATCAAGATCGACACCTCGCACGAAGCGCTGGCGGGCGGCCATCTCGGGCAGGACAAGTTGTGGCGGCAAATCGTGACCATCCTCGATGCCCAGCAACGCGGCTGCGATCTGTTCGACATCGATGAGCTGCGTGAGGAATACAGCGCGGACGCTTTCGAGAACCTGCTGATGTGCGGGTTCGTGGACGACAGCGCCAGCGTGTTCCCCTTGAGCCTGCTGCAGACATGCGGCGTCGACAGCTACGTCGATTGGGCAGGTGACTACCGTCCCTTCGCCCAGCGCCCGTATGGCGACCGCCCCGTGTGGGTGGGCTACGACCCCGCGGAGACGGGCGACAGCGCCGGCCTGGTCGTGGTGGCGCCTCCCAGCGAGCAGGGCGGCAAGTTCCGCGTCCTGGAACGCTTCCAGTTCAAGGGCAACGACTTCGCCGCTCAGGCCGAAGCCATCCGCAAGATCACCCAGCGCTATTGGGTTACCTACATCGGTATCGATACCACCGGCATGGGCACCGGTGTGGCCCAGATCGTGAAGACCTTCTTCCCCAATTTGGTCACCTTCAGCTATTCGCCCGAGGTGAAGGCCAAGCTGGTGTTGAAGGCCTATGACGTGATCAGCAATGGCCGATTGGAATACGACGCCGGCATGCTCGACCTGACGCGCTCGATCATGGCCATCAAGAAGACACTGACCAAGAGTCAGAGGCAGGTCACCTACACCGCCGGGCGAAGCGAAGAGACGGGCCACGCCGACCTGGCCTGGGCGCTGTTCCATGCCCTGCACAACGAACCGCTTGAGCGCCCGCACACATCGGCGCGGCGCAGCCGATTGGAGATCAACGCATGAACGACGACGCCGCACCAGCGGCCCCCGCTGCCCGCACGGCCTGCTTCACCTTCGGGGATCCGGTACCGGTATTGGAATCGGGCGGCATCCTCGACTACGTCCACTGCTGGCAGAACGGCCGCTACTACGAGCCGCCGGTGTCACTGGATGGGCTGTCGCGCGCCACCCGTGCCAACGTGTACCTGGGATCCGGCCTGCGCTTCAAGACCAACATGCTGGTCCGCACCTTCAAGCCGAACAAGATCCTGTCCCGCGAGGCGTTTGAGCAGTTCGCCATGGACTGGGTGCATTTCGGCATGGGGTACTTGGAACGCCGCAATTCGGTGATTGGCAGTGCGATGGCGCTGGTCCCGCCATTGGCCAAGTACATGCGGCGCGGTGTCGAGCCGGGCACCTTCTACCAGGTCCGCGGCTGGAAGGATGAGCATGAGTTTGAGCCGGGCAGCGTGTTCCAGCTGCGGGAAGCCGATGTCAATCAGGAGATCTACGGCCTGCCGGAATGGATGCCGTCGTTGCAGTCGGCTCTGCTGAACGAGTCGGCCACCCTGTTCCGCCGCAAGTACTACAACAACGGCTCGCACGCCGGCTTCATCCTTTACCTGACCGATGACCAGATCGATGACGCCGACGTGGATGCGCTGCGCGAGTCGCTGAAAAGCACCCGTGGCGTGGGCAACTTCCGGAACCTGTTCCTGCACTCGCCCAACGGCAAGAAGGATGGCCTGCAGCTGATCCCGGTCAGCGAGGTGGCCGCCAAGGATGAATTCACCGGCATCAAGAGCGTCACCCGCGATGACGTCCTGGCATCGCTGCGGATCCCACCCCAGCTACTGGGTGTGGTGCCGCAGAACGCAGGCGGCTTCGGGTCCATCCGCGACGCCTACACGGTGTGGGGCGAAACGGAACTGGCTGCCCTGCAGACCCGCATGCTGCGGGTGAACGACTGGCTCGGTATGGAGGTGATCGCGTTCGATCCCTTCGACCCGAAGGCCTTGGGCGGTGGCGTGTAATGCCGCCGGCCATGCAGAACCTGCGCTGCGGCGAGTGCGCCAAACTGCTCGCCCGCGCCCTCGGCTATGCCGAGCTACAGATCAAGTGCCCGCGCTGCGGCACGCTCAATCATATGAAGGCCGAGAGCCTCCCCTCAGTTCGCCCCGAGCGACTTGAAGAAGGCTCCTGCCATGCAAAACCTGCTGTTGAAGGGCGACGCCCTGTCCCTGCTGCCGACTCTTGAAGCCGGCTCGTTCGATGCCCTGATCACCGACCCGCCATACGCCAGCGGTGGCCTGACCGCCGCCGCCCGCCAGCGGCCACCATCGGAGAAATACGTTCGCTCCGATCTGCACGCCGACTTCCTGGGCGATGAGCGCGACCAGCGCTCGCACCTGCGATGGATGGTGATGTGGTTGAGCGAGTGCGCCCGACTGCTCAAGGAAGGCGCGCCGGTGTGCGTGTTCACCGACTGGCGGCAGCTGCCGCTCACCACCGATGCGCTGCAGTGCGCCGGGTTCACTTGGCGCGGGGTGACGGTGTGGGACAAGACCGAGGGCGTCCGCCCCCAGCGCGGCCGCTTCCGTAACCAGGCCGAGTACATCGTGTGGGGCAGCAAGGGGGCCATGCCGCTGGACCGCAACGCGCCGGTGCTGCCGGGCGTGATCAAGGCGAAGGTGCGCCGCGACGACAAGCTGCACATGACCGGCAAGCCGACTGACCTGATGCGCCAGGTCGTGCGGATCTGCGAGGCGGGTGGCCGGATCTTGGATCCGTTCGCCGGCTCGGGCACGACGCTGGTCGCCGCCCAGATGGAAGGGTTTTCCTGGACAGGGTGTGAGGTCACCGAGCACTACACTCGGGTGGCCCAAGAGAGAGTGCACGCCTTACAACTTTCCTAGCAGAGAGCATTACACCGGTGGGCGCTCGACCGGTGTATTGATGCACTATGTGCGAATGCGTAATATCGGCCGACGGTTTCTATCTTGCAAGGTCTTTCGTGCATCATCCCACTGAAGCATGAGAATCGTTCGCTCTACTCCTTCGCTACCATCCTCTTCTGCGCAGAGCCATAATGCGTAAGCCATCTCGTTTCCCTCAAGGCTAGCTTGAGTTTCAGCGTGAGCTTGTTCGACTGCCAATCGCGCAAGCTCACACTGCGACCGCACTAGCGACCTAAGCTTCACGTGCGTTGCGCTAATGTGCTCCATCGCTCTCTTGCATATCATTCTGATGTCGACAAGGTCGTCGAGCTCTCGCAAGACTGAGGCTTTGAACTTCTTGTTTTGGGATAGCACTACCTTCTGAGAATAGAAGACGAGCGACTCTGCCCAGCACCGATTGCTTTCGCCTTTCACTCCGTGGATTGGCGGAGCGCTGTGTTGCGCATGGTTGCGAATGGCGCAGATCGCTCGATACTCACTGCTAGCGTCGTAGATCCCCTTAAGCTGTCCTTCTGCCAGCTGATGGAAAGTGACGGAAGCTTCAACGCCAATGGCCTCCAGGGGATCGCCAAGGTCAAGGTTCTTGAAGTCTTGGACTACCTGGTCGACGTATGACTGGTGAGCAGTGAGGAAGTTCATGAACATGCGGTTGGCCTCAGCAAGCACCTCGTTCGCAGTTCCATAGGTGTGGTCGGAGGACGTCACTGATATGAGTGATCGCCGTGCGCAATCGATCTCAAAGTCACGATAGTTGTTGAGCACAATCTCATACTTCTGCTCAAAGGCATTCAGATCGATCAGCGTCTGTCGTGCCTGCAGCAGAGTTTGGTATTTGTCTACATCTAGTTCCACGCGGCTTGATGTCGAGATATCTGCGACCTGCATCCAGTACTTCGTTCCCATGTGCTCTTCCTTAAACCGCCAGCAGCTAGTGTAAAACGAGGCCGGCATCTTCCGTTGCTCGAAGAGGACACCAAAGCTAAGGGGATGATGGTTCACCCAGTTCTGGGGCACAGGTCATCCTAACGACCACTAAGCTCTCCGACTAAAGAAAGACACGGCCGCCGAATAGGCGGCTTTTTTGTTGCCATGCGCAGTCATGAAGGCCGGTTGTGTGGCCGGGTACAAGGTCACAGCGATACGGTTGTGTTCCAGTCCCTGAAGTGAAAGCAGCACGTGCATGACGCATGGGCGCGCGAGTCCAGCCAACACGAACCGGTGGCCACTTCGGATCACCCGCCGGGTCTGCCCGGGGTCTGACGGGCCGCTCGGGCCGTCGATGGGCTGAATGTGGGGCGAAGGTGGGTGCAATGCCTGAAAAGAAGCCTGATCCTCCGGCGCGCGCAGTCGTCGCCCCGCCACGCCTGCGGTCTTTTCCCCCCGTTTTTTCCGCAGCCCTGCGGCCCCGCCCAGCGCACGCCGTAGCAGGGCGGGCTGGCTCTGCGAGGGGGGTGCTGTTCCCTGCGGATCCCTGCGGCCGAAGCCTGCTTTCAGGCGCGTCCTACGCGGCCTGGCTACGGCTTAGAGGATGGGGTGGGTCCGGAAACCAGCAATTTCCGCAATGGACCGGCGCAACGTGTTCTAAGTGACTGTTTTGTAATGGGAAGTTTATTGCAGGCGACGGCAATATTCTGCAATGTCTGCCAGAGCAATTCGTAATGTCATTGATTTCAAAGGGGTTTTTTTAGCCGCCCTGTTGCCGTGGATTTAGGCAATCGAGTTGCTCTTTCATTGCCCTATTGTTGCGTTGAATAAAGATAAATAAGTATCTGATAAATAAGAATAATTTTCTTGTAATTGGATGAGGTTGCAGAAATTGCTGGTTTCCGATGGCCACGACCTAAATTGCATTAAAAGGCGAGGGAAGGGGCCACCTCACCCCTCTCGCCGCTATCCCCACGCTCTCGCCGCGCACGCACTGCCGGCACCTGGTCGTCGCTGTGCGACTGGGTGTGGGTAGTGGCCATGTTCCAGCGCGTTGACGACGGCACCTGGGTGGGCACCCTCGACTGGCATCGGAATGGACCAGGTGGACCGTCCAGGCTGCTGCTGCAGCTATGAGCAGGGGCGTGCTGGCGCTGAGATGTGGGTGGCCAGGCACGAGGCCCGGCTACGCGACGACATCGACCAGATCCGCCGGTACCGCGATGCGGTGCAGGCGAACAGGTTGGCCAAGGCGAGCATCGAGCCGCCTTTCGGCTGGATGGGGTAGGGCGGCGCCGGCAGCTGCTGCAGACCGTTGTCGATCGGTCGCGGTGGCCACGCCTGCAGCAGGATCCAGCACCGGGAAAATTGATTGATGCCCCCTGCAACGGCAGGCGTTCCACGACATTGCGCCGGGAAAAAAGAACAGCTTAAGTTGCTGATTTTAGGGCTTAGTCCAACTATCTTGTAAACAGTAGGTCATCCGTTCGATTCGGATAAGCGGCACCAACCCCCCTTTTCAGGCGCCCCCCGCTCCGCCCCCTATCGAAAGGCACACGGGCACACGAAAAGGCACACAATGTGCCCCAGCCGAGCAAGGTGTGCGTTTCAGGTGCCGGCGCGCAGCTCGTGCTCAGCGGCCATGGCCAGGAAAGCCGAGCGAGACATGCGGCGAGCCGCGGCGGCCGAGTCGATCTTGCCGACAAGGTTCTCCGGCAAGCTGACGTTGAGGCGGATGGCCTTGGAGTTGATCTTGGACAGGTCGATATCGACCAGCATCCAGAATCCGCCCTGGTACTCGGCATCGGCCTGCCAGGCCTCGATCGGTGAGGCGGGGGCCGGGCCATCCTTCTCGCCATCGAACAGCAGTTCGGCGGCCTCCTGGACCATCCCCGGCAGCTCGTCCAGGTGGTCGGCAGCGGTGAACAGGCCCGGAAGGTCGGGCACGGTGGCGCCGTAGGCGCTGTCCTGGTCCTTGTGGATGTAGACGGGGTAGAGCATCACTTCCTCCATCCGGCTTGCCGGCGAATGCTGTTGACCGTGCCGATTGGCAGGTCTTTCCTGGGGTGGGGGACGATCACTGTCCGGTCGCCCTTCCGCAGCTTGTGATGGCTTCCGCTGATCGAGATGATCGTGAAGCCATCAGCGAGTAGCTGTTTGAGTAGGGTTCGGCTGTCCATGTGTGTAAGTATACACACCTACTCGAAAGTGCCCACAACTTTACACAACTTTCCGCGGGTGATCGGCTAAGTCTGGATGCCGGCCGCCTGAGCATCGACCGAGCTGCATAACACCGGGGAATTGAATCAACACAGAAGGCCCCATCAGCAATGGCGGGGCCTTCGCGTACTGGCTGGGTGAGCGCCCACCCCCATGGACCGTTGCGGTCCCGCCATTGCTGATGGGGCCTTCGACGTTCTGAAGGTAGAACCGGGTTGTTTCAGGCAGGGAGAAATTGGAGGCGCGGCGGCTGTGACTGCACGATGGGGCTGAACAGGTCAGTCGACGGGATAGACCACCGTGACGGCGCAGCGCGACCCTGGCAACAGCACCTCGACCATGGTTGCCGGGTTCAGCACGACCGCGGTCATGTTGTCTCCCGGGTTGCCACAGACCAACCCGTTCTTGAGGCCCGAAGCGAACTGCACCGTGTGGAAGCCGGAATAGTCCCTGCAACCCCCCGTTTCAATCCGGTAAAAACGGTTTCCGCCATTCCGGCGCGGATTGGTTTCCACCGTGAAACCCTTGGGGCTCGAGTTCCAGCTCCGCACGTCGCGGGTGGCGAAACAGAATTCCGGCGAACCACTCAAGCGCCGCCGCCGCTCCTTCTCGATGGAGGTGGCGGTAACGGTAACGTTCATCGTCGGCAGCGTCTTCATGTATCGCCTGCTGCTCTCGCGTGAGATCACCGCAAAGGTGCGGTTGTCGATGGGGGCGACCGCACTGATGTCGCATCTCTGCCCATCCACCATCAGGCGTTCCTCCTCCCGTCCGCAGGCCCAGCCTCCAGGCGCATCCAGGCCGATATCCTTGCCGTACATGACGCCGGGGCAATCCGCCTTGAAGTCCAGGCGGAACGCAGTCCCATCCGCGGTGCGTATGGCAATCGAATCCGTTTCGGCCTGCCTTACCAGCTGCAC